GTTTCCGGTAAGGGTTAAATCGGGTGAAGTGGATCTCGATACTTGAGACACGCCTTTAGGCTTTGCCTTGCCTGCTGCCTTACGTTTCGCATAGGCCGTTGAATACTCTTTCCCCGAATACTCTTTCGGCATCCTCTTTTGAAATGATACCTTGGTATTCTCTGCGACTAGCTTCCAATCCTTTATGGATGGGGCAACCATGTCGGCTAGGGGGATGTATTTAGACATTAGACTTCACCTTCTAACGCCCTCGCGTCTTTAGTGTTCTCCAATTGCGATGCCTGCACAAACATCTGCAACGTGTGCCTACATCCGTAATGAGTTCCATTCGTCAGGTACATGCTATAATTAGCCTCCCAGAATGAATAGGGTCTAGCACCCTCTGCGATCATCTGAGCGCATTCGTCTGATGTCCGGTCATCTAGTGGACCATCCCAAATATAAAGCTCTTGGGGGTTAGCCTCTGCCATCTGATTCTCAACAGTTCTATGGAACGTCCTTAAATTCTGATTGACGTATGAATTGATTTGAGTTGAGGTCAATGCCTCGGATTGTAATGCAGCTGCGAACTCAGCCTCGGACTGTCTACCCAAGATAGAGTTCATCATGATTTTTTTAATCTCTGCTGCTGATTGGGTTATCTGGCTATTCGCTGCGTCTACTTGAAATTGTAATACAGTTGATAGTGTCTCAGTTGAGGGGAGGATTGGAGGTGCAGGAGTAACTAGAATCTCTTTAGCAAAAGAAACCGCAAGACCCTCGAAAGCCTTGTCCATTCCATACGTTGATCTAAAGATTGCCTCGAAGTCTATTGTCTTGAGAAGTGTAGCAGCTTCCTCCTTTGGTAGCTTAACCAATTGGGGATAGCGTGAACGGACAGACTGTATCGCCTTCTCGTAAGCGTCCGAATATGCGGAGGCTGCTTTGTCAGTCAAGTCCATCGTCGTCTATTTCTTCTTCAGGATATTCGACATAACCTGCATCGTCTCCATTCGCTCTATCACGGAATACGCTTTCTCCTGCTTCACACTTTTTAAAGTATTCGACACAATCATCAATTTCCGGCTCCGAGGATTTGATCAACGATATTTGGCTGATTCGTTCCAACTTGTTCAATTGCATTTACTACCCCCGCATTATCCATTATTAATTTCTCAGCTTGCTTCTCATCCAAGTCAGGGTTGTTACGCATTGCGATGTCCTTAACTGTGATGAGGTTATGCGCCAAGTCCCAATCGTCCTTCTCCCTCTGCTCTTGGGGTGATAGGTATTCAACAGATTCAGAGAAGTCTACTGTGAGCACTTCAGGGAGGTTAATCCCCATCCTTGATAAGAGGTCACGTTCAACGACATAGACATCAGCCTCAACATTCTGCCATCTTGGTATATCACCGATCCGCTCGTTGGTTAACTCTTGCTGTCTGAGTCTTAAATGTGTTCCGCTCTCTGCTTGCACGTTACCGGCAACGAAGTCGGCGCTCAAGTGATAATTCATAGCAACAGATTGATAGAGGTCAGCTTTGGCCTTTACTACGCCCTCTACTGTATCTGGAGGGGTTAACATGCCTGCTGTAGCTCCGTCAGGAAGGGCGGGAACCTTATCAATGCCCCAATCTATTTTCTGGTCTGCTTGTAGTCCCGTAATGTAGGGCTGTCCGAAAGATTGGAAGCCTATGTTCCCATTCAAACAAGTCTGATAGAAGTTAACGCCCAAGTTACCGGACACTAAATCAGCAGTCGGGTTGTGGTCGTAGAAGTAACCAGGTTCTTCAGTCCATGCCAGCACAAAAGGGAATGCCCCTTCGTATGGGGTGATCGCTGTCCCGCGTCCATCTAAATCAACTATGCGGAAGCCATCAAGGTTCCACTCAACAAAGGTCTGTTCGTCTAGGCTCTCGCTGTCTGCTGATTGTGTGAGGGGGTATCTAATCCCCACTAAATTGTTAGACCTGTCAAAGAAGGGCTGAAATTCAATCAACACCTTATGGTCTAGGATGCTCTTGTCGTGATCCCAGAAGGGATGTATAGCCACAACATCTAGAAGGTTGGTCATCTTCTCAATGCGTTGCATACGTTCGTGCTTCTTGGGTATCTTCTCGTTGTATCTCTCAGTCGGTGCGGGAAGCTCAAAGAATCGCTGGGCCTCGACCATGTACACCTCAGAGATCCGGTCAACAACACGCCTGGTGATATTGATATTCGCAACGGGTACATTCTTCAGCAGGTTCTCAGCGAACCATTTAGCCGTGAGCTTTTCCGTCTCTGCGTTGTAGTAGGAGAGCCGGTTATGTCTACGCTCCATAAATACAATAAATTCACGAGAGTTTGCATCAAGTCTTGAGAGTTCAACAGCTTCTTTTGCCATGTTTGGAATCATAATTACCTCATGATTGAGCCGACAAACCCTCGATTGATCGGCCATAAGTATTCAACAGCATAACCCATTGCGTCCGTGATATGCGTACGCTCTGCGTCCTTCTTCTCTATGTCGCTACCCTTCCACACAACACGCTCCAAGTCAATTGCTAACTCTTTACATTTTGCGACATCTATTGTCATGAGGCCATTCCGAAGCTTACCATTGACGGCATTAACTCTGGACTTGACCGGAGGGTGTGCCTTGCGAGCTATGACAACAAGCCCGAAGTCCCTCAGTATTTGGTGATCCGATTTAGTGCTTGACGTATGCCTAGCGTTTCCCGCAGGGTCAGGATATACAGTAGCCCCTGGATATTTACGAGATAGCGTTTCAGCCATCTCAAAGGTGTCTGAGTTTCTTAGGACAATCTCGTCGAACCAATGGACTCTATCCTTGCCAATACGAACGCCAATGGCGCAGCACAACTTGCCTACGTTGAAATCCATACCAACTATGATAGGAAGGTCGCCTATGTCCGCTCTATGGTCATTAGATTTGATTCTATCAAAGGCATCATATACACGCCCTTTAGTAAGATTAACAAATGCCCCATCAACATAGGCTTTTACTTGATTCTCTGAATATGAGGACAATAGTCGTTCAACGTATTCATCTGGTAGATGGTGATTCTCTCTAGTGGAGCCGGTAATCAAATCAACGTCATATTTCTCAGGGTCATCAATGCAGACTCTAGCGCCCCAATTCAATTCTTCAGGTGTACCGGTCATAAACAACTGGCTAAGTGTAGCGTCGGGGTGTCTCACTCTTGCTAGCATCTGATCAAAGGCTTCTTCGTTCTGAATAAAAGGCTCGTCCATCCCCGCCCATGCAAGGTTAGGCCCACGTAAAGAGTCGGGATCATCGGCAGAACCCCACCAAATTATCCCATTCCAATTCTTTATCAGTATTTCGTTGTCCATCTTGTTTATAGTATAATCGAGTCCAGCCTTGTTCATCATCTCGCGTATGGTGTGAACTGTTGTTCTCTTGGCGAGCTTGTAGGTCGGTGAGACCATCATTCCAGGCAGCCCGGCATTTACTGAGGAAAGATACAAAGCCCTTAATGCGTGAACGTATGTTTTCCCTGCTCCATAACCCTCTACTAATGCGGGTATGAAATGGGTACTCTCCCAGAATTTTCGCTGAGAAGGTAGAAGGCTGTTCTTGTTGAATACGAACTTCAACCAATTTCTACGACTTCATCTATTTCACGTTCAGTTATATCGATCTTTTGATTTGGTTTGCCCTCTGTTCTATCGAGTAAGAAATCACGTGCTGATTTATCTCCGGCCTTTGCTTGTTCTGTTGCCTTGGCAATGATCTCAAGCCAATCCTCTTCGGTCAACGCTTCTCGTATGCGCTCGGCAATAGCAGAGCCTTTCTTCGGTCGACCTTTTGGATTACCTGACTGACCCTTCTTAAATGGTCTACCCACTACTTTTAGGGTGCTGTTCTCTTTCTGTTTATCAGCGGGTTTACTCATACGTTAATAATAAGCATTTATAAGGGGTCATACAATATCTAACTATTGCTCCTTTATCCAGATAATAGCCTCTCCTAGCATGTCAGCTAGGGAGGTTTTGAACTCAAAAACACCGTCACGCCCCTCATGTAAAGACACTACGATTTCATTATGATTGATAAACCATCCCATGTCCCTCGTGTTGCCGTATGGCCTCAACCACTTAAATAGGATCTCTGCATCGTAGGCGGGTATATAATCTAAATTTCTTCTATTGTGTGGCTGTAAAGAACTTGTGTTGGTCAACGAATAAGTCTCTAATAGTTCGACATCGTTGCCCTCTGGGTATGGGAACCCTGAGAATCGGCTATCTTGTCTCCAAGCATATTCGGTTGAGGCTTCAAACCCCACCTCTTTTAATCTCTGGCTAATCTCTTTACTGGTCATACCTTCTCCATTATCCTAGCCTTCGCACTTGAGTCTTTCAGAAACACAGCGAAGTTGTATTGATCCATATAATATTCATTCATAAAATATTGCTTCATGTGATACATCGCCCCCTTAAGCGTTTTAAAGTCACCCGTTAGCGATTGCCAATACCTTGTAGGCTTTGCCTTGCTCTTGGTCTTTATGTAGAACCTGGGGGCTTTATTGTATGGTCTGCGTTGTCCCATTATTCCACCAACTCGGGGTTCTCGTGTATGTTGCCGATTACTTCAACATAGTGAAGCATATCGAGCGGTATCGCTGAACCCTTGTGGTAGATACATGCGCCTAGGAATGAAAAGACAACTGCCTTTGGCGAATACCCTGAAGGATGGGTTGCATCTAAT